TTATCCGCCAGATTGTTTCTCAATATTTTTAGGATCAAAATGATTAAAGTGTTCTGCAGTGTTAAATTCTAATTTGTTTGTGACATGACCATAAATATCTGAGGTTGTTTTAGCACTGGCATGTCCGGCTCTTTTCTGAATAGCATTAATACTCTCACCTGCCTCTATAAGGAGAGCGACCATTGTATGTCTTAAATCATGTAGTCGAATGTTTTTTAATTTGTGTTTGTTTTTGATTTTTGACCATTTGGAAGTAGGGGTTGTGTAATAGTAAGGCTCACCAAAACCATTATGAAATAAATATTGGTGATCATCACCTTCCCATAAGTCACCAACTAATAGTTTTTCTTTTTTCCACATGATATGGTACTGCTTTAATTCATCCATATACCAGTTAGGCATCTTTACAAAACGTTTAGAACTTCTTGTTTTAGGTTCTTTAACATAGGGTTTGCCATCAACTGTCTTTGAAATTGAACGATTAATATGAAAACCTCCGAGATCCCAATCAACATCTAAATGCCATTCAAGTGCAAGACCTTCACCACGTCTTAGACCGCCGATCATAGCAGCTAAAAAATAAAGTCTCCATTTAATATCAACTTCTTTATACAAAATTTTTATACATTCAGCAGCTTCATCAGATTCAAAATAGTTCATTTCTTGCTTTTCATGTTCTGGTTGAGGAAGTCCTTTCATAGGATCAACCTTAATGATCTTCCATTCTTCAGTTGCAGTTTTAAAAACAACTTGTAAAATTTTAAAAATGTCCTGTATAGTGGCTCCGCTTAAACCTCCTGGTTTCCCATCTTTTCGTGCGCCATCTTTTTTTAAACTGTCTAAAAAATCTACAATATGAAGGCTTTTTATTTGTTCCATTTTTTTATTGCCAAAGACAGGGAGAATGTGATTTTTTAAATGTCTCCAATATACATCGGAAGTAGTGAGAGAGTATGGTTTTCCGCTCTTTTGATAAAGCTTCTTCTCTTTCCACTTAGCGATAAAAGATTCAAATGTTAATTTTTCAGGTTCTATGTATTCTTCAGAAGAAACTTCGATTTTAAATTGATAGAGCTGGTCTGAGAGATACTCTTGCAACCTTCTTTTCGTCTTTAATAGTTTAGTATCTTCTATGCGAATGGTTTTAGTTTTTTTCTTTCTTTTTCCGTTTATATCGTGACCAGCTTCAACAATTAATCTAAAAGAATTGTTTCCTCTTTTTTCAATGCTAGCCATATAAAACACCCCTTGTCTGAGAAAAAGTTTTTTGATAATAAAGATTTAAACGGTGATTTGCAAATTCAGGAGTAACGTTAAAAATATTAGAAACTTTCAAGACAGCGAGTTCTGGTCTTTTGGGTAAATCCAAATCAATTAACATGAATGTTGGGATACAAAAATGATAAGCAAAATAATTCGCTTGTCTTTCTTGATAGATATTCCATAAAGTTTTAGTCAAATGAAAATTAGTGAACTTGCTAGATTGTCTAACTATATGGCAAAGTTCATGAGCGAAATCTTGCCACTGTTCCTCTTTAGATAGTTTTTTATTTAGAAAAATAGTGTACAGGTTGTTAATTTCTACATAATGACTTGTGTCATTAACATAAAATATCCAAATGTCTAGATCATTAGCTATTTTGTGTTTATCTAATTGTGAAGGTTCAGTTATGCCAATATTATTAAGGAATGACTCAATCCAATCTTCTAAATGACTATTTATATATCTCAATGTAAATAAGCCCCTTTCTAAAAGAGAATGCTCTTAGATGAGTTAGAAACATATGTTCTGTTTTGGTGTAAAAATAAAAGCCCAATATGGGCATTGTTTATTTAGTTTTAAAGAATAGTTTACCTGAAGTAGATATACTTTTATAAGCTATTAAAAAATCATCGTCTTTTTTTACTTGATTCACTATATAACCTTCAAGTGAACCACCGTTATATACTTCGCCTTCAAATTCTTTTGGCACAACAGTACCAATTTCCTCAGAATAAGGAGAACCATCACTACTAAAAAAGTCAAAGTTAAGTATTGGACTGAATAGTATAGGATCATCATCTGTTTCAGAATTTGTCATCTTCACTTTGACCTTAACAAGTGCCCATTCAAAACCCTTTTTAGGTTGAGAAACAGTGCTATTCCTCTTATATAAAACATTAAATGCTTTATCTCCTCGAATAACCTCTTCTACATTCATCTTTAATTCAGCAGTATATTCATTATCCGATGCACTAATGTAATCGTCGAAATATATTGGTTTTTTTAAAGGTATAGGAGCAGTTCGTGTTCCATCAGCTTCTTTTTTAGTTTTCTTCTTAGCAGATGAACCCTCTTTAGATTCCTGTTTATCGCTTTTTTCATTTGATTCATTTACTTTTGTATTCTGTGAATTACACGCTGTTAAAGACGTTGCTATTAAGAAAATAAGTACATAAAAAAAAGTCTTTTTCAAAATATGCGCCCCTTTCATGAAATACATGTATGAAAGTAATTGAATTCTTTTATTTAGTCACCATAGAAGTCATTCTGCTTATCCCCTGGTTTACGACCTTCCTGAAGTCTTAGTGCTCTTTCAATTCTTTCAATTCTCTTTTCTATATCAGAATTTCCATCACTTGCAGCAGTAGACGCGTTGCCTGATCTCAGAAGTTGTTCTGCTTCAAACCTATAATCTTTCCCGGTTAGCAAATAATCTGTGGATACCCCAAAAACCTCAGCAATTTTCACAATTTCAATATCAGTTAAAGGACGAGTTCCTTTTTCTATTCTGTTCATTACACTGACATTCATATTGATTTTTTGAGCCAACTCTTTTTGGTTCCACTGTTTTTGTTCTCTCAATTTAATTATTCTTTCGCCTACAGCCAGCATCTTTAATCACCAACTTTCTATATTAGCAATATAAATCTTAACATTTTTCCAATGTAGAAAAAAATAAATTGCTAAATTAGAAATAAAACAGTTGAAATTTCTTTTTTAGAAATGTATTATTAAATCAACAACAGGATTTCTAAAACAGAAATCGAGAGGAGGGAAATATGTTAGATTTAAAATTTGTCAAATCGAGACGTCATGTTAAACAAATTAATTTGCAACAAATGGCCAAGGCTCTAGGATTCAAAAATGCCTCAACATATATGAAATATGAGACAGGAGAATATGCCTTTAAAGCAAACCATCTCCCGATATTGGCTAAAGAATTAGACTGTGACATAAGGGATTTCTTCCGGAAATGAATTTCTAAAATAGAAATATAATTAAATGACTAGGAGAGATAAGATATGCCAACAAAATCAACTATGACTGTTCATGAAACAGCTGATTTTCTTGGGGTACATCACGACACTGTTTACACAATGGTTCGTGAAAGACAAATACCGTTCTTCCGAGTAAGAAAAAGAATTTTCTTTAAAAGAGAAGTTCTTGAAGAATGGCAATTAGCACAAATGGAATCTAATTTTCAGCCAGTTGAATGATTAATAATTTACCATCTTAGAATACAGCTGATTTTTAAGTTTTGCTGTTCCAATTTACAACATGTTCTATATAGGAACAATAAGGGGGTGAGGAAGTTGAGGTTGGGGGTGGTGCTCCGACAAGCAAGGAAAAGAGCTGGGATGTCCCAAGAGAAGTTGGCTGAATTGTTAAATCGCTCAAGGAGCTGCATATCAAAATTTGAGAATGATCAAAAGATGCTTGATGTTCCTACATATGTACGGTGGATGGAGGCGACAAATGCAAAAGAAGCCATGATCGCAACTTTATGTGGTGTCGATCCACTTGCAGTCACGCAGCAAATTACAGCCATCATGGCTTTGTTTGGAGGATGAAGATGAGAAAAGCAATTTTCAAGAGTATTGATCATGAAGGGATAACAGCTGAAATGATCTGTATTGAACAACTACAAAAAAGATTAATGAAAGCATTAGAGAGTGCTGATACAGATACGGCATTAGCAGCTCACAAAGATATTGCTAAATCTTTAAACCAAATTCAGCGTTACGAAAGCCAAGCTAAGGTTCATTTATTAAAACAGGCTGCGAGGGTTACAAAAATCAAATATCCAAAATCACTAAAAAATAGATTGAGAGGATTGATCTAGGTGAAGTATTTGTTCACAGCAAGTCGTTTAATGAAGGCGAAAGATATCGTGAAACAATGTCAGATGCGTCATACAGAGGAAGGGCTCATTTTATTAGCCGCTCTGGAATTACAGATCAGAACGGAAATAGAAAACAGAAAAAAGCAGCAAGCTCCGACACTTACTGCTTAAATCATTTCAAACCATGAATAACAAAATGATCGATCTCATTATAGCGTTATTTAGAGATCACGACAAGGCTTATTCTTGTCGTCCGGCTTGCGGATGGGACAGTGTACACCTACCCCCTCAAATCATGCTTCATCCGCGGTCGGACGATGCGAATAAGCATCAAATAATGTGTTAAGGAGGAAAGAAGTTTTGAGAACTAAACCAGTTATTAAACCTTTCAGTGAGAGACAGTCTGATCAGTTCTATCTATCACAAGTGAATGGATCAATTGTGATGACTAACAAAGGTATGCCAATGTTCCAATTTCCTGATAAACAAGCCTTTGAGAAATTTCAACAGCTAAAGGCAGATGCGATCCGCTCGAAATTAGAGATTTCTTGATGCTTACACCAAACAGAAGAGGAGGGAAGAAGATGAATATTGAGCATCCGATCATCACAGAGATTAATAAATATGGCTATCCAAAAGATATGGTCAGGCAAGAGGAACACTTTGGAATCGATTTTTATGGGTCAGAGATTTTGCTAGAAGACGACTATGTTGAAGATAAAAATTCGGGTGAACTGATCTTGCGAGAAAATCTAGAACGATATCTTGCAGAGGAGCTTGATTTTGAGTTTAAAACAGCAAAATAAAAGAGTTCACTCCCAACAAGTGAACTCTCATCTAAATAACCAGACACAGAATATGGTGTCAACCACTATTATAAGCAGGTTGGCACCTAAATTCAATGGGGGTTTCTTATATGAATGGATTGTCAAATGTTGATTACTCAAACTATATGGCAGCTTCACAGTCATCAGCAGGAACGTCAGTAACAACAGAAGCTATGGTTAGTCGGCAGGCACAGGAAGTACAAGCAGCTATGGTCATAGCAAAGAAGTTTCCAAGAGACGTATATGCTGCCTTTGAACGAATTAGGAAAGCATGTGAGCGTAGGCTATTAGCTGAGAATGCTGTCTATGAATATCCACGAGGTGGCACAAAGGTATCAGGTCCTTCAATTCGTCTGGCTGAAGCTCTGGCACAGAATTGGGGAAACATTGATTACGGAATCATGGAACTCGAACAAAAAGCTGGAGAATCTTCTGTAATGGCTTATGCATGGGATCTTGAAACCAATACTCGCCAGACCAAAATATTTACGGTAAAGCATGAACGGAAAGCCAAAGGGTCCATCACAAAGCTTAATGATCCAAGAGATATCTATGAACTGGTTGCAAACCAAGGTGCACGTCGAGTTCGTGCATGCATCCTTGGAGTGATACCAGGAGACATTGTTGATGCCGCGGTTGATATGTGTCAAAGAACGCTGATTAGTGGTCATAAAGAGCCTTTAGAAGACCGTTTAAGAAAAGCATTAACAACATTTAAAGCTGATTTTGGTGTTACGAAGGAAATGGTCGAGGAATATGTCGGTAGCAAATTGGATGCATTTACTGAGCAGGATTACCTCAAAATAGGACGCATCTATACTTCACTTCGTGATGGAATGGCAAAGAAAGAGGATTATTTCAACGTCAAAACTTCAGGTGCTACTAATACCACAAAATCCAAAATCGAAGAAGAGTTTCTAAAGCAGCAGGAACAAAAAGAAAGTGCTGAAAAGGCTGGTGAGCCAGCAAATGATGATTCCGACAATCAACAAGGAGAATTATTACTCTAACGAGATAGACCGAGTTTATATGTCAAATTCTCAATATAAGAGTTTCTTAGAGTGTGAGGCGGCTACAATGGCAAAACTCAACGATGAATGGCAGCCGCCGTCCTCTGAGGCTCTACTCTTTGGTAAATATGTTCATGCCTGGCTTGAAGGAGATCAGGCCTTTGATGAATTTAAGATGAACACACCTGCTCTATTTACACAAAAGGGCCAGCTTTATAAACAATATCAATTGGCTGATCTCATGATTGAAGCTATACAGAATGACGACTTGTGCATGTTTGTTCTTCAAGGAGATAAAGAAGTGATTATCACAGGTGAAATGTTCGGATTGCCCTGGAAAGGAAAGCTCGATGTGTACAACCCTGCCGGTGGGCGCTTTGCTGATCTTAAAACGACTCGCTCTCTTAGAGAAAGAATATGGGATCAAGAGCTTGGCTATTGTTCATTTGTAGAAGCCTATGGATATATTGCTCAAATGGCTCTCTATGCAGAATTAGAAAGACAGGAAGCAGGACGTAGTGAATGGTTAGAGCCTTTGATTGTGGCCATATCAAAAGAAGATCCACCAGATAAAGCAGTTATCAATATTGATGAGTCAAGGATGGAAATTGAGTTAGAAGATATAGAAAAAAACATGGAGCGGATCGTTCAGGTTAAGCATGGCGGAGAAAGACCGAGAAGATGTGAAAAGTGTAAGTTTTGTCGTTCTACAAATCGTCTAAACCGCATCATCCATTTTTCCGAACTGGTGAACAGCTAGTGAGGGAGAAGCTAATCATTAAAGTTCCTATTCCGTTTGTATACCTGTCTTTATCTAAATCAAGTCATAATCAAGCTGCGCTATTTAGAGCGTATGTAAAGGGTTATATCCAAAGAAATGAGCCAGGTCTTACTTTTATTAGGATCAGTGGAATGTACGCTCTATGTGAGATTAAAAGGTCTTAACTGACGGTGTTGGAGAGGAGGAAGTTATTTGTCTACTGGATGGGTAAAGCTGCACCGAAAAATATTAGAACACGAATTATGGAATGACGTGACTACTTTTAGACTGTTCACTTTATTAGTTATGAGAGCAAGTCATCAAGATGGCTTCAAAATGAATGGAGTTGTATTAAATAAGGGCCAGTACATAAGATCGTACTCAAAACTATGTGAGGACCTCGCTTATAAAGAAGGAAGAGGGCTAAAAAAGCTGTCTAAAAGTACAATTATGCGTTCAATTAAGAAACTTGTTACGAACAACATCATTACTGTTAGCGAAACGGAACTAGGAACACTGTTCACCATTGTGAAATACGAGTCATATCAAGAGTTTTCGAGTGATCACGAAACAGAACCCAGAACGGAAGAAGAACCTATCGCAGAACGAAGACGGAACGAAAGCGGTACGAAGTCGGAACTATATCAAGAATTAAAGAATTTAAGAATTAAAGAAGAAGAGGAAGAAGAAAAGAGAGCCTCAGTAGAAAATGATTTAACTCCTTTCCAGCAGATCGAAGAAAAGTACTTATCGCGAAAAGGTGGGTTGATGTTAACACCAAAAGATTCAGCTGCCATTGAAAGGATTCTCAAGGAGCGAATTCCACTTGAAGCCATATTGAATTGGATCGATGAGGTATTTGATCAATATCAACCAAAGCATAGAGCAGACAGTATTAAATCATTTGCATACCTGGAATCAGCGATTCTTGATCGTTGGCATGCACAGCAGCACCAACCTCAGTCTCTTAAAAACAATGTTTCTGAATTTAAACCAAAGCAGCATAGGCAAAGTAATTTAGACGCACTAGCTCAATACGCAAAAGAAAATGGGATTAAATTTGGAGGAGGTTGATGAACATGGATCAAGAGCAAGCAATGTCTATCCTAACAAGGATTGCAGCTGCCTATCCAAGGTTTGAACTCACTACAGACGCGATCGGAAAAGAAAGAATTAAACTTTGGCTTGATCACCTAAAGGATCAACCCTATGAACAGGTATTGAAAAAGATCGACCAGCACATTGCTGAAAAGAGATTCCCACCTGCTATCGCAGAGATCAAAATCAAACAACCAGAACAAAATGAATTCTTAGCGAAACAGAAAGTGTGGGAACAAAATGCAAAATTTGCGAAACGTAGAGGCTGAACAGTTTTTATTAGGTTGTATCATCCTTGAGGGTGATCTGATTAAGGAAACGGCACTAGAGCCCAAACATTTTGCTGAAGAACGGCATAAGCGGATTTTCGAAGCGATGAGGGAAGTGGACAAGCTAGGTAAGCCTGTTGAATTGGCCAATATCGCTGCAGCTATGGGAGACCTTTTAAATTCAATTGGAGGCTTTGAATACTTAACCAATCTTGCAAGTACTGTTCCCTCAAAACATGCTTTCGAGACCTATGAAACATTAATTTACGAGGCTTTTAGACTCAGAGATTTACAAAGTGCTGCTTTAGCTTTTGCTAATGCCCCATGCGATGAGGGGATCACTGAGCTTTATCAAAAGACCATTGAAGTGCAAGAAGTTGGGGTTAAAGCTACTCGGACGAAAATGGATGTTTTGACGGAGATATTCATGAGCATGGAAGAAGATCAAGGGGAGCTTACAGGAGTCGACACTGGTCTTGCGGACTTGAACGCCATGACAGGTGGTTGGCAAAAAAGCGATTTGATAATCGTGGCTGCTCGTCCATCGATGGGAAAGACTGCTTTCGCTCTTAACCTAGGATGTAACAACGCGCTAAAGGGTGGAGTAACTGATATTTTCTCGCTCGAAATGTCAGATACTCAGTTAACTCATCGAATGTTAAGCAGCCTTGGAAGAATTGAAGGCACAAAGTGGAGGAATCCAAAAAAGTACTTTAGCGATCAAGATTATGACAGAGCCAACAAAGCTATGGGTGAATACGAAAAATTAGACATCTACATCCATGATCAACCCACTCAAACAGTCGCAGACATCAGGTCCCAAATCCGTAAAACGAAAAAGGATCATCCTGATCAAGATCATTTAGTGATCATTGATTATCTTCAGCTCATTACCCCAATCGGTAAGTTTGAGAGCAAAAACTATGAGGTTGGAGCTATCACAAAAGAGCTGAAGAATATGGCGAGAAGCTTTAATGTCCCAATCATTTTGCTATCACAACTCTCACGTGGAGTGGAACAGAGGCAAGATAAACGTCCAATGATGTCTGATCTGCGTGATTCAGGAAGCATTGAACAAGACGCTGATATCGTTACGTTCCTCTATCGTGATGATTATTACAACAAAGATAGTGAGCAGAAAAATATAGTCGAAATCATCTTTGCTAAACAGCGAAATGGTGAGGTTGGGACAATTAATGCTGCATTTATGAAAGAGTACGGAAGGTTTGTAAACTTATCGCGGCAAATGGAAGCCGCTTTATGAAATGAGGAATGAACATGTCAATCAATAGCGATCAGCGCAAACAGTTCTTGCTCAAAGAATTGAAGCGCATTGGATATAAACCAAGTGAGAATGAAAGTCTCGAAAAACTATCACTCTATGATCTTGAAATGATAGTCATTTCAGCCAAGAGTAAGCGAGGAAATAAGGCTTTAACATATAACGCGAGGATGGGGGCAATCGAATGAAAATAGCATTCACCGTCTACGGAGAGCCGGTAGCACAGGGGCGTCCAAGAGCTACTCACATGAATGGTATGACAAGATTATACGATCCCAAGAAGTCACGAGACTTCAAGCAATACGTGAAGTTGGCTGCGAGCGATCACCGTCCTGATCAACTTCTTACTGGTCCGCTGGAGTTGAGGGTTAAAGTTTACAAATCCACTTTAAAAAGCTTCAGCAAGAAAAAGGCCGCAGAAGCTGAAAGAGGCGAGTTGAGGCCCGCGAAGAAGCCCGATGTTGATAACTACATCAAAGGGATAAAAGATGGCCTGAATAAAGTCATTTGGCAGGATGATAGCCAGATAGTTGATTTACATGTAAGTAAGTTCTACAGCAGCTCACCGAGAATCGAAGTCGAAGTCTCAACTCTCACACCAACCCATAAGGAGGAACAAATATGTCTTTTGTAAATTTTGATGGATCAGTCAAGAAAGTAAATCATAAGCCTAAAGGTGTTACAGAATTGGTCCTTGAAATCTCAACAAAGGATCTAGGAAACAGCATTCAAAACCTTGCTGAAATGATTGATAACGATGTGCGTGTTGAAATTGAAAGCGATATTGTCCGCTATAACGTGCAGATCAATGCTCACACTGAGCGGCCCATTGTAAATTATCAAGTAGATCAGAGCGGCGTTGTTCACATTGCTGAGCCTGAGCCAGAACAGTTAGAGGCTGAATTAGGCTTACCTGCAGAAAAACCAAAAATTGAAGAAAAGCCTATGGAGATTGAGCGTGAAGTGGTTGATCGATTCATCGTTGAAGGTATGGCTCCAGAACAGGAGGGCTTTCCTGAAAATATGTCAGAGATCGCGAAGCGTCGCATTGAAGGTGAATCATACTGGAAGTTGGCCACTGAGCTTGAGATGTCCTCCGGCACCATCGTTGATCTGATCAATGACTACCGAGCAGCAGTTGCCCCGCTTGCTGAAGCATGGTGGGATTGGAAAGAGGATCAAGCCAACGAAGCTGAACCGTTGCAAAAGGAAAATGCTGAAGAAGAAGCAGCTGAAGGTGAAAAGGGTTCAGGTGATACCGTTCCAGATCAAGATGATCTTCCTAAAGATGATCAAAAAGATGAGGAAGATGGGGCTGCATAAGGTGGCACGCAAACGCTCAAAACGGTGGTTCTTGCTTTATCGCGAAGAGGATGGACAGCACGTCCACCTCTATGAACCACTTAAAAAATATGAACTGCAAAGTCGGATCAGGAAAGGATGGAGACTTGTCAGATGATTAATAAAATCAAGTTTTTCTTCAAACATAAGCACTTCTTTTGCTTTAAGTGTAGAAACATAGTTTCAGTGCAGCGTGGTTATGAGTTGGAATTTTGTACGCGGGTTTTCAATGGCCCTTACTGCTCGAAGTGCGGAAGGAGCTTCAGGAAATGAAACAGATCGTCAAAGGAGATTGGGTGGAAGTTGTAGGTAAAGGTGATCACAAACATTTACGCGTTCAGGGTTACGTTCTTGAAATTGCTGAGGGAAAGCTTTTAATAAAGTCACGTTTCGGACGAATGGGAGCCTATCCTCAAGATTGGGCTGAAAACATGGATATAACGGTCACTGAAGCTGGCTTAAAGGATCTGATTAACTTGGCCTTAGACATAAAGGACAAGCATCTATTTGAAATGTATGTACGTGATCTACAAGCTCTCCAGCGCAAATAAAAAGAACCAAAGCACAAGGCTCCGGCTCTAATGAATCTCGACAATTCATTATAACATGGGAGGCCTTGTGCATGAATATTCCTTACAAACATATAGACTTTAACGTCTCAATAGATCAGATTTTTGAAAAAGGAGAAGTTAAAGTCATTATCCTAGATGGCCATTCCAACAATGTAGTGTTGGTTGAAACGCCAATGTACGGCAAAACTGAGATCATAACACGTGACGGTCAATTCACAAATATAAGTTACAACAGTTCATTTAAATTTAAATAAAAGAGATGTTTCTTAGAGAATGGTTGTAGAGGTTTTGATAAAGAGGAGATGAGTCAAGGTAATCAAACACTCAAGGCGACACCTACTATGATAGATGTTTTAAGAAAATCGAACAGTGTAGTAAATTTCTCTACAAAAGAATAAAAATGATTTTCCATATTATCAGCCCCATTCATGAAATTCATAATAAATAATGTGAACAGTAAAATAATCAATTCCATAGTGGGTATCGCAACTGCGGGGATGCCGCCTTCAATGTTTGATTTAACAGGATAAGAATAGCATTATTTCTATTTGTTTTCAAATTTCTAAATCTTATAGTTATTAAGAGGTGTAAGAGTTGATAGCAGAACAATTGTCCTTACTGTCTGAGATCGATGAGAAACAAGTCAGAAATGCTCTTATCAAGGAGTTGAAGGTCTATAGGGCCCTAAAGGTGAAGGAGAAAAATAGAAAGGAACAGGAGGCAAATGGCGCAACAGGCCTTTTTCCTTCTCTTAGGAACCAGGAAGTTTTAAATGAACTGAAGGTCCGGCAGATTGAAAGAGCGCTAGAAAACAGCCTAGATGAAATTGAGCAAGACATCATCCGTATGAAATATCTGACATCACGTGTGGTGAAGGATTTGGAGGTGTGTGAAGAACTGGGTCTGAAAAAAGACCGGTATTACAAATTGAAGAAGCAAGCGACGTTTAATCTTTCGACAGCACTCGGAATCATATGAGTGCTGGTAAGTAAAAAAATTCTTCCCTGATTTTAAATTAATATCCATTTTACAAGAAAGCATATATAATAGATGTAACAATTATGAGGGGAGTTGGCGAAAATTAGAGAGGGTGACTTGATTAAGCAGACTCTTGAAGGATTAAAAAGAATTCTTGACAGTCATGGGGCTTTTCCATTGATACAGCCTGGTGGTTTTGTTTTAGAAGACCCCTACTTTCATTTTAATGATCCCGCAACTGAGAAGGAAATTGCAGATTTAGAAAATTTCTTTAAGGTTAAATTCCCAAATGATTATAAGGAATTTCTTAGATTACATAATGGAATCGACATAATTGATGGTATTGAAATACTTAGTACAAATGATGTCATTAAATATAATGAGGCTCAAGATCTTCCTGAAGAGTGTATATTAATTGGATATCATTTTGATGGACGATATGTAATTGATACAAAAAGATATAGTAATGGATTAGATTATATGTTCTTTTTAGACTCAATAGATTCATTTGAAGAAGCCGAGAATCTAGGATCGAATTTTGAAATATGGTTTGACCGTCTGCTAAGCTCAAATGGTGTTAAGTATTGGGAAATAAATCGAGATGTCAAAGGTTATTACGAAAATATTTAAAAAAGACTCCAAACGGAGTCTTTTTTAATATGATGCCCACCAAGGATTAATTTCTTGCCGATGGAATGATTTTTCCACCGGAATTAAATTCTTTGTCATATTTCCTCCACCATATTCTCTAGGAAGTTGATGGTGAATTTCAAATTTTACCCATGTTTTTCCGCCATACTTCTTTTCATACCAATTTCTATAAGTTGTGCGCTCTTTATTTCCCCATTTAACTCGTTTCTCTTTTGGAACTTTTTTTATAAAAGCGTTCGGAGGAGCTTGCAAATTCAAACCAGACTGTTTGTCAGTATAGTTTGGAAAAAACATACCCTTCTTGTTTGTTAGATATAGGCCTTCATCCCACTTTAATGTTTTTATAGAAGGTGGCTTACCAGCCCAAGTTGCAATTCCCCACCCTGAATATTTCCAAAACTTAGTTTTATCTACTTTAATAAACTGATGGACTTCTGCTCCTTTTTTAATTTGCAGGCCCAAAAAAGTTTTTTTAATTACATGCGGACAGGTGAATTGTTTATTGTAGTATCCACTTTGACACAATGTTTGTTGTACTTCAAGTGTAGCTGGAGGAGTACCTACCACTTTTGTTACTTCAACACCATGCAAGACCTTATTCACTTTTCCTCCAAGAAAAGTATAGGCGAGATACACAATGTTTGCTGCTTTTTTCTCTAATGAATTTTTCTGACTTTTAGAAGTAATTACACCGGAAGAAGTTTGTTTACCATCTTCATCATAGGTTATGTAACTCTCGTAAGAAGCTTCAACCTCTAATCCGTTTTCCTTTGCGATTTTCTGCAATTTAGTTGGCCCGTCCGTACTAGAATCTTTTGCTTTTTGATTCTCTACTTTTTTTCCATTAACAATAGAATTCTTGGTGGTTAAATCAATCCAATTAGAATCTTCATTGGTAGTGGCCAAAGACAAAGAAGGGGCGAACAGTAAAGAAAATAAAACGACTGATGAAACAAAAATAGTTAAACTTAATTTTCTAATCATGTAATCACTCCTATATTTTCCTTATATTCACAATAGTAATAGATTGTTAAATCTAAATCAAGATTTTTTCCAATTTTTCTAAAGTAAGGGTTCTTGCACTCATATAAAGCAGGTAATCAGTCTATTATCTATCATTTTCCTTCATAAAATACCTCTTTTCTCCAGAGCGACTGATCCAGTAGCATATAACCCTTTCAACATCACTCTGAATCTTCTGAGTGATGTTTTGTATCTTTATTCCTATTTAATGACAAGCATCACGTTGGTAAAATTGACCTTGTCAATGAATAGGAGGGAGTGACTTCTTCTGGGGAAGATACTTGATGCTAAAGCACTAACCAGTGCCATGGACGCAAGGGCGAAACATTATCAGGAACTCCGTGAACAAATGGTTGATTTAAAAAAGGCACTACAAGGCGTGGCAAATCTCGGTGACGATTTCACTGGGGAAGGTGCGGATAACATTAAAAGTTTCTACAAAGAGCTCGCCGGAAATGTAGATATGTTTATCAGCTTCATCGATAAGCAGAAAGCCTTTCATGATGGTGTATCTGGTACGCTTGATGATACGAGCTTTGGCGGGGACACCTTTGTAGAAGAACACTTTTTAGACAATGCAGTATATATGGGCATGAAAAACGCCAAAAGCATTGTGAAGGATCAAAAAAATGCGCTTAGAACGATTTTTGAAGATATCGATGACCTTATTTCACTGGAGGTATTTGATAGTCAAACCTTTGATGAAAAAATAGAAGATGCGGAAGATGAACGAAAAAAGACAGTAAAAGACTTAATAGAACTTGATCAAAATCTAAAAGATGAATATGCTTTGTCAGAGACTGAGGAGCAGGCTACAATGGCATTGTATGCAGAAATGATCAATGCCACGAATGACGGAAAATCCATTTCACCTATGAATTTTGACAAAAAAGCATTTCAAGATAGTGAAATCTATAAGGCAAAAAGCGATATTGAGAAGCAAACTGCTGAATATCTCAAAATCAAAAAAGAACAAGAAGAAGCCCGCGAGATTGCAAAGGAACAAGAAGCGCTCGCCAACCGTCCTTGGTATGAAAAAGCCCTTGATTATGGGGGAAACATTGTCAATGAGCTAACCGGTGTGAATGATGCAAAACGTGCAGCTACGGGCGTCGATCCAATCACAGGCGAAGAGCTTACGGCAGGCCAACGAGTCGCTGCAGGTGGCATGGCAGCAGCCGGTTATATCCCTATCGTCGGCTGGGCAGGGCGCATTTTTAAAGGCGGAAAAGCGATATATAAAACTTCTAAAGCCACATCAGCTGCAGTAAGAGCGGTCGATATTTACAAGACATCACAAAAATCCTTTGACGCCTTAAAAACATCTCAAAAAGGCTTATATGGACTCACCGCAACTAACGGCTTCAGCGAAGCGATTACAGGCCGAGACATGTTTGGAAATAAGATCTCAAAAGAACAGCAGGAAGCGAGTATGAATGCGGCGCTGGGGATGCTTTTACCGTTTGGAACAAAAGGATTTCATGGTAAGATGGGGGTTAAGGATACTGGGAAAACTCTGCTTCCTAACGAAGGGAAAGTTGGAACGTATAAAGAACTAATTAAGCAAGGAACCGTTTTTGATAATATTACTCCTCATCACATGCCCGCCGATGCAAAAATGAAACAGTCGGGTATAAAAAGGAACAATGGTATCAGTATGAATATGGAACAACCACATCCTGGTACTGGTGGTAGACACCGTGAGACATATACATATGGTTTATCCGGGCAAAAACTGAAGGATTATCTAGAACTCAATTATCGCGATGCATTAGCTCATGATATTTGGGATGCCCGGAAAATATATATAAAAGATGGTTTATACAATTCTGAGATAAGACAAGGTTTAAAAACCGTAATGAATAAAAATAGAGAACAGTATCCTGATTTGTTCAATAAGTAAATATGGAAGGGTTGAATTCCTTTGAATCTTAAGCAGGAATTAAAAAGCTTATACGATAATCGACTTTTAGAAAACGAAAATAACATAAAAGAGTTTGAAGAGTCTTTGGCAAAAGTACTTGATTATGGAAGTGTTTCGGTTATCCCGGATTTATGTTTAGTTTTTGATGACGATACTGAACAATTTGAAGTTATGTTTGGTTTAGTTCATGGAATAGAAAGGTTATATAAAAATAATACAGAAGAAGGGCTCAGTTACATTGCTAAGGCGATTCCCCAGATTCTTAACCAAGCTTCAGAATGGATTGAAATTCTACATTATAGGATTCTAAACCATCCTGAAGTGAGATTAGTTTATCGCAATGTACTATCAAAACAAGATCCATTCATAGTAGATAATATTAAAGATCTATTAATTGAAATAAAGAATGAAGACCCTGATATGTTTAGTAAATCTGTAGATGAAGTAATAAATAATATCTAGAAAATATTTTAAACCTTGATTGGCCCTTGGCTTTCAAGGTTTTTTTGTGTTTATTTTTTGGCTTTAAGCCGACAAAAAACCGACAAAAAGGGGGATAAAAAGGGGACCTTTTTTCCTGTGTGGATCATTGTATGATAGAGACAAGCAAAATGAACGTGAATATTTGTCCAGAAGGAAGAACCTGCGGACGCTGATCATTGAGCACTTTAAGTGCCTTGATTGGTGTCCGCTTTTTTTATTGGGAGACGCGCCTTTCCCATATCAATGGCGTATCTGGATACGGAACAAAGGTGTTGAGGAATGTGGCCATACGAGAGGGACATTCTGAGCCTGGATAGCAGCTAGTCTGCGGCAGCCGTATCGAGGACAGTTTTTCATTTTACTTAATGATTGACTGTACTTGGCATCCTCTCGGAGTGTAGTCATCATTTCAAAATCTATTTAAGCGAATAGCGTAAGGTGGTGCTTATTCGGCAAGGAGCGAGTGAAATGAAGATCAGGGATTCTGTTTCTAAAGAGACATTAAAGCAATTTAAAAGCATTGCTCCTGGTTCTAATAGAAAGAAGGAGAACGATGCTGATCCTATTACGAATAGGGATTGGGAAGAAATCATGGGAACGAGACGCGAAACGTACCAACGACAAGGCGGCCGTATCCGTAGAAAACGATAATTGCTGGGAACAGTCGTCTTTTGGGTGTATGGCTGCAGGTGCTTTGGTGAGGGATAGGAGCGCAAAAATATAAAAAGGGAGATGATGAGCATGGCATCAGGATTTGGCGTATCTGCGAATCCAACAAAAGCAAATCACAAAATCGGAGAGGATAAGGTTGTAAAGATTGCGGTACAAAACCACAACGACTTTAGTGCTGGTCCCAACCTTATTCCACAAAGAAAGGTTAATGGCAAGTGGGAGACAATTAAAACAAATTCCCCGAACCCGCTTAACCCAAGCGAAAAGCTATATGATGAATTTAACATCAAAGAATCATTCGGTAACAAGAAAGGCACTTATCGATTCAGAGTGGACGTAGAACGCTACGACAAAAAGGGCAATCATGTTGCAACCCTTGGAACATTCTACACTAGCGAATTTTACATCAAGTAAGCAGTTGATGCCGCCCAGGAGGCGGCATCATTTGTTTTATAGGAGGAAACAAAGATGATTATCAAAACAATTCCCGTACATAAAATTAACCCATCACCATATAACCCCCGAATTGATCTGCAGCCAGGAGACAAAGCATACGAAGAGTTGAAAGCGTCGATAGAGTATTTCGGATATATTGATCCGCTCATCTGGAACGAGAGGACAGGTAATTTAGTAGGTGGACATCAAAGATTCAAAATTTTATTAGAATCGAACCCAACTGAAATCAAAGTGTCTGTTGTTTCTTTGAACGAAAAAGAAGAGAAGGCGCTCAATATTGCATTAAACAAAATTGAAGGCGATTGGGATGAGGAAAAACTTGAGGCTCTTTTATCAGAGCTAAAGGAAAACGATTTTGATACAAACATCATCGGATATTCTCAAGAAGAATATGAGGAGCTGCTAGAAAATCTGTCTGTAGACAACGGTAATACAGTTGTAGAAGATGATGACTTCGATGTTTCCGAAGCTCTATCTCAAATCAGTGAGCCTGAAACAAAGTATGGAGATGTGTGGCGGCTTGGCCGCCACACCTTAGTGTGCGGTGATGCCACAAAAGCTGCTGACGTTGATCGTCTAATGTCGGGATATAAAGCCGATCTAGTTATTACTGATCCACCTTATAATGTGGCTGTGAAAAGTAATAGTAAGAAATTAAACGAGGATGGGCATGCGACAATAATGAATGATTCAATGGATGATGAACAGTTCGATATTTTTTTAAGAGATACATTCTTGAATTATTCTAGGATCATGAATGAAAAAGCGGCCATTTACGTATTTCACTCACCTACCTATCAATTGAATTTTGAAACAGAAATGTTGAACGCTGGTATAGAAGTAAGGTCGCAATGTATTTGGGTGAAAAACTCAGCTCCATTTGGGTGGGGCCAATATCGATATATGCACGAACCTGTTTTCTATGCATTCAAAAAGAAATGTTCACCTCATTGGTACGGTGACAAAAAACAAGTCACTGTCTGGGAGGTTTCGCGTGGTGACATATCAAAATATGTACATCCAACACAAAAACCACTTGAGCTTATAAACATTCCATTGAGTAACAGCAGTAAAAAAGGTGATAGAGTGGTAGATTTCTTTGGGGGAAGCGGGTCAACTCTTATGACATGTGAGCAAACCGATAGAGAGGCTTTCTTATTAGAACTTGATCCATACTTCTGTGATGTTATTAAAAAACGTTTCGCAGAATTCACAGGTATTACTCCTGAGCTTGTTGACTCGTTGTAAATAAAAAAGAGGGTGCTGACAACACCCTCCCTTTCAAAGGCAAAGAAAGAAACTCCCTGCCTAAGAGCGTGATCAAGACGCGGCCGCGTTTGTAGGAAAATATCACGCTCTCAAACCATATTGTAATGGAGGACAGGGAGAATGGCAATAGAAAATAAGAACATTTGTTCTCGTTATGATAAAGAAAGAGAAGAGATGCTACTTTTACTACAGGCTGAACAAGCTGAAGACATAGAGAAAGCCACTGCAAATTTAAGAAAAATCACGCAGGCTGCTATTGCTCAATGGGTGAGAGATTTCAAAGCTGGAAACATAAAATTGGCTACTGTGGAAGATCTGAAGAAGCTCATTGAGTTAGAAATGTATTTGATAAAGAATGATGAAATTTGAAAACAACTCAAACTTAATTCAACAGCTCGGAGGTGGGTGATATGTAATGGCTAGACCACGTAATCCTAAAAGAGATCAGGCATTCCAATTGTGGAGAGAAAGCAATGGAACCCGCTTACTGAAAGATATCGCTGAAGAATTAGAGTGTTCTCAAACGCTTATCCGCAAATGGAAGAACCAAGACTCTTGGGATGAGAAATTGAATGGTAACGTTACTAAACCAAAAGGGAAATTGAATGGTAACGTTACTAAACGCCCTGGTGCTCCTAAAGGAAGTAAAAACGCCAAAGGGAATAAAGGTGGTAAAGCTCCACCTGGTAACCAAAATGCAAAAGGGAATACTGGTGGTGCTCCAAAAGGAAACAGAAATTCTGTGAGGACAGGTGAATATGAATCTATCATGTTCGATTATATGGACGACACAGAAAAGGAGCTCTTTGAACAGATTGAGACCGATCCGCTCTATCAGATTGAATTGACCATACGTGAGCTTAGTATTCGAGAGCGGCGTATGATGCATAGGATCATGAAGTATGAAAATGGTTTAACTGATAATCAGCGACGTGTTCTTCAGCAACTTAGAAAAACAAAAGATGTCGTACCTTCGACAAATGAGAATGGTGTTGTCAAATACGTTCCAATTATCAATGAACGTCTTGTAGTCACTGAGGTGGAAGAAACTCAATTACCTGTGATTGACCGCATCCTTGAAATAGAGGAAGCATTGACGCGAGTAACAGACAAGCGTCTTAAAGCCATTAGGCAGAAACACGACATAATGAAAACTATGTCAGAGCATGAATTGAGGCTTCGTGGTCTCGATCTTGCAAACCGAACGAGAGAAGCAGAGCTGGAGCGGATCACCGCTCGACCTGTTGATGACTCTGTACAAATAACGATTAAGCGGAAGAATAAAGGTGATGGCTGATGGTTCAAATGATGGAGAAGGAAGTCAATCCACATTTTGAGGACTTTCTTTTTGATTGGGATCAGAAGTTTCAATTCTTGGTGGGCGGTTACGGCTCCTCCAAAAGCTATCATATTGCCCTGAAGCTCATCCTAAAGCTGCTGGATGAAAAGAGAACAGCCCTTGTGATTCGTGAAGTCTATGACACACATAGAGATTCCACTTTCTCTTTATTTGAAGAGATCGTGAATGATCTTGGACTCGATCATGTCATTCAGTGCCGAACATCACCGCTCATGCTTAAATTCCATAATGGGAGCCGGATCATCTTCAAAGGGTTGGACAAGCCAGCCAAATTGAAGTCGATCAACAACATCTCGATCATCTGGATTGAGGAATGTTCAGAAGTGAAGTATGAAGGATTCAAGGAGCTGCTTGGTCGTTTGCGTCATCCAACATTACAGCTGCACATGATCTTATCGACGAACCCTGTCGGCCAGGATAACTGGACATACCGTCACTTCTTTAAGGACGATCAGAACAACCGATTTATCCTGGATGACGAGACTTTATACAAAGAACGCACCATCGCTATCAATGATACGTACTATCATCATTCTACAGCTGAAGATAACTTGTTCCTTCCGGTCAGTTACATCAAGCAGCTGGACGAACTAAAGGAATACGATCCCGACCTTTATCGCATAGCCCGAAAAGGTCATTTTGGCATTAACGGAATTCGTGTGTTGCCACAATTCGAGGTGCAGCCGCATGAAGATGTGATGTTGGCCATATCAAATATCAATCGTCCTTTGCTTAGAGCGGGCATGGACTTTGGTTTTGTTGATTCATATAACGCTGTTGTTAGGTTAGCTGTGGACCACGAGAGGAAGTATCTATACATCTATTGGGAGTATTACGATCGCGGCAAGACTGATGATGTTACTGTCGAGGACTTGAAAGAGTTCATTGAAACAAAAGAGCTCATAAAGGCCGACAATGAACAAAAGACAATCGCATATTTCCGCAAGATGGGATACAACATGGTGGCCGCTCATAAGTTCCAAGGGTCACGCTTGCAATACACAAAGAAGATCAAACGGTTCAAGAAGATCATCTGTTCAGATGCATGCAAAAACACGATCTATGAGCTTCAGCCGCTCACATATAAAACAGACAAGAATGGCAATATCATAGAAGACGAGTTTAAGATTGATCCTCATACTTTTTCAGCCATCTGGTATGCGCTAGATGATTATGAGGTAACCGATCTAAAAGAGCAGCCTAAAGAGCGTAAGCGTCCGAACAGAGAAAGGGGGTCAATGAGAAGGCTATGACAAAACATGTGAAAGCAACTGTGTTTAAAGCAGAGATCTCTCAAACTACGAAACAAATTCATGATGATAATTTTAACTATAAGACTGATGGATTGATCGAACCGCCATACAATATCAAAGAGCTCAAACAAATAGCCGAGTATTCTACCATTCTTCAGCAATGCATCGATGCGTATAAAACGAATATTCTAGGATTCGGCTTGGGAGTTGAATACACTTTCGACTTTAACGCTGAGGATGCACCAGAAGCAAAGAAATCTGCTGCTGAAAAAGAATGGACGAGGCTTGAGGAGCTTGTCCGATACATGAACTATGATGAATCAGCCGAAGTGGTTCTAGGGTATGTGATAGAAGATCGGGAGCGGACAGGGAATGGCTTTCTTGAAGTGTTACGTAATGGTACAGGGCAACCAGCAGGGATCGAATATTTAGATGCTCAGCACATGCGAATATGTAAGATAGGCGATCCTGTTGAGGTTGACTTTAAATATACCGATCATGGTCAAGTCAAATCTCTCAAAAGAATGAAGCGGTTCAGAAAGTATGTGCAGCAGGTCAACACTAAAAAAGTTTTCTTTAAGGAATACGGCGATCCAAGAACAATGAATGCTTCTACTGGAGAGTATAACGAAGACACCCCTTCGGATCTTGTAGCAAGCGAAGTCATTCACTTCAAGATCGGCAGCGGTACATATGGTGTTCCCCGCTGGATTGGTAACATCGTTAATATGTATGGAGCGCGCAAAGCTGAAGAGCTGAACTATCTGTACTTTAAACAAGGGCGGCATGTGCCGGCTGCAATTACTGTAGAGAATGGAATGCTTTCTGAATCTTCATATGAGCAGCTTCAGGAATACATGAACGGCATCGAGGGTTCAGACAATGCACATAAGTTTCTTTTGCTTGAAGTCGAAGGGATTCCTAAGAAGAAAAAGGACGAAGTAAGCAATGACGAGGACCCTGCACCTGTGAAAGTTGAAATAAAGTCATTGGCGGAGATTCTTCAGGAGGATGCCCTGTTCCTCGAATACGACGAGAAGACGAGAAACAAGATACGTTCTTCTTTCCGTCTGCCGCCGATCTACACAGGCGAATCACAGGATTATAACAAGGCGACAGCTGACACCGCTCGTAAGACAACTGAGGAACAGGTATTCCAGCCGGAGAGAATGATCATCACTGGCAAGCTCAATACACTCTTTCTTCCTGATCTCGATCTCTGGCATGTGCGCCTTATATTAAATGGTCCTGACTTTCGTGATCCGCTCGAAATTGCAAAGGTTCTTACACCGTTTATTCAAGCAGGAGCGGTTTCACCGAATGACCTGCGTGATCTAGCTGGCCGTATTCTTGGTAAGACACTTGAAGAATGGCCAGAGGAAGAATATCACCGACCAATTGAGGCGAAGCCAAAGGCAGCAACTAGCTTTCTTGATACGGTTCTTCAAAAGTCTGCGGGTTCCCAGGAGGATCTGATCCATCTCTTAAAAGATGTTAGGGATGAACTAGAGGAGATCCGCAAATGAGCAAGATTGATCAGCTGATAAAAAACATCAATACCTTTGTGCAAAAAGCAGAGGCAGATGAGGTCAAGGAACTTGAAGCAGCTGTAGCAGATTTCCCTGAATTGAAGGATATACCTTCTTTGGTGGAAGAGTACGAAAAAACTATCGCTAGATTGTTCAGATTGCAACGCAGGACTTTCTTGAATGCTCTGAATGGTTTTATATCCAAGGACGATTCAGACACCTTAGAATCAATTCTAGCGTTTTTTAATAATGATCTATTCACTTCAGATGAATTTGCAGAGCTATTCGGAAAAGAAACTGCTGTCTTTCTGACTCTTACCGTCACACAGCTGGCTGAGAAGATCATGGATTCCATCGATGCAGATATTCCATTCAAGGTGCTTTCTGAGAAAACTGAACAGTGGATTGAATCGTGGTCGCAAGAGTTGGCGCAGTTAATGCAGCTGAATACTCATACGGCCATAGAACAAACGTTGAAAGAGGGCATCAAAGAAGGCCGTTCTATCCAGGAGATTGAACTGGAACTGAAGGACCTTCCTGAATTCAGCCGGAAGCGTGCACGTGTCACAGCTGTAACCGAAGTGTTGACCGCTTCTTCTGTTGCTCAACATGAATCCTATGTCCAGTCCCCGGCAGTAACGGGGAAGAAGTGGAAGCACAGCGGTGGGAAGAAGAATCAGTCGAGGGATAGTCATGTGCAGCTGGATGGAACGATCATCCCTCTCGATGAAGAATTTGAAATACCAGGCAGCGGAGAGCGGTGCATGTTTCCGAGAGATACACAGCTCACACCAAAAGAGCGAGTTAACTGTCATTGTGCGGTTGGTCCTGTGGTTGATCCTGTTATTCTTGGGTTGTCAGCTGAGGAAAAAGAAGAGATTAGAAGAAGAGTATTACAGAACATGGAATAAAATAGTATAATATCCTCATTACTTTGAGAATGAGGGGAAATTATGAATGTTTATGAATTAATATCTTCTATGTTTAATGGATTTATGTCTTTTTTTACAGCAATGATATGGCCAATTGTATTAATTATTGCTATTGGTATGTTGAAAAAGCCTATTACTAATCTTATTCAAGATATAGCAACTATAAAATATGGGGGCTTTGAACTTAATTTCATTAGGAACAAGCTAGAAGAAATGGAAGGGGAAATTGAAGAAGAATTAAAATCGGAGAATGATCCCAAATTGGAAACAGATGAAAATAAGAATGTTAATAAAAGTAAAGTAAAATTGCCTAGTTTAGATTACAGATTAGCTCAAGTTGATGAAGTTCTTCGTAAACTGTACTTAGCATCCAATCAGGACGAAGAAGATCAAAAGATCAATATTGAACAGATGGAATTATCGTTTATTATGGCTATTTTACAACAGAGGACAATTATTAATAGGAGAATGGCTAAATTAATTAATGATTCTATAAATCTCAGTAATCATTATTCAAAACAAATGCCTAAAGATATTGAATCTCGATTTGCGGATAATTTACAACATATAGAGGCATATCTTAATAATAGACTAAATTATATTCTTAGTGAGTCTTCTTAAAAAGAAGGCTTTTTCTTTTGAAAGGAGGTGAATGAATTGCCACGCGAATTGATTAATGCGAAGATCACACACGTTTCATATGTAGACAAGGCTGCTAATCAAAAGCAGTTCTTTTTTATGAAGTCAGAAAAGCAGCCAGACTTTCAAAAAGAGATCAAGGTCATTGCGAAAGCTGATGATGCGCAGCGTCTTGTATATGGTATTGTATACGAACCAAACGTTGCGGATGCACATGGAGACTATATGACACCAGAAGAAATTGAAAAAGCCGCTCATGGGTTCCTGAAAGATGCACGTGAGATCGATAAGCAGCATGATTTCCAAGGCGGTGTCGGGGAAGTCGTTGAATCTTATATCGCTCCTTCCGATTTTGAAATGGGCGATGAGATGATCAAGAAAGGATCATGGGTCCTTGTGACAAAAGCATCTGATGAAATCTGGGAACAGATTCAAAAGGGTGAAATCACCGGATACTCTATGGCCGGAACAGCGGATGTAGGAAAACAAGAGGATCACAAGCCAGCTTCTGATGAGAAGGGGCTTTTTTCTTTGCTCAAAAACTTCTTTTTATCAAAAGGAGAAGTAAAGAACAGATATGACAAAGGCCGCATGCGTCGTGAGTTTTGGGCGGCACAAGATGCCCTGAATTCTGTTTTGTATAAATGGGACTCTTACGACGATGGAGACTTGGAGACTGATCCTGAAAAGGTAAGGGCAGCACTGCAAGACTTTGTGGAAATTACACAAGAGATTTTGCTTACTGATGACTTAGCGGGGATCCAAACTGATCCACCTGAAGCTGTCGCAAAAGCAGGTAAAAAATTTTCAGCTGCTAATCTGAATGAGCTAAAAAATGCAAGAGCCGCTATCGACAATCTGTTGAGTCAAGCGGAAGAGAAGGAGGAGAACGAAGAAGTGAAAAAAGAAGATCTGCAAAAGATGCTAGATGACACAATTGCACCGGTTGTAAAGCGTCTGGATGACCTTGAAAAAGGAGAAGGCGAGCAGCAACCTGATCCTCAAGAAAAACAAATTGATGAAGAGGTCGCAAAAGAAATGGCCGCAGCTGTAGAAAAGGCATTGGCTCCAGTTGTTGAAAGAGTCGAAGCCCTTGAAAAAGCACGTCCGCAAGGTAATGGCGTAGGAGATGCACAACAACAGGACTTACAAAAATCTGAAGCAGTATGGGACGGTTTACTTTAAGCCCAGATAGGAGGAACTAACGTGAGAAATCAAGAGGTAATTAACAAGGCGGAAGTGACGCTTGGTACTTTAAAAACAGGCGGTCTCATGAATCCGACCCAATCTAGCACATTTATTCGTATGGTGCAAAATGCACCAACACTGCTACAAGAAGCACGTGTCATTCAAATGGATAGCGATGCACAAAAAATCGAAAAAATCGGTTTTGGCCAGCGGATTCTTCGTCCTGGTCAAGAAGGTGTAGGTTTAACTAATGAGCAAAAGACTGCGCCAACAACAAGCACTGTGGAGCTTAATGCAAAAGAAGTCATCGCTGAAGTAAATATCACATATGACACGCTTGAAAATAATATCGAGGGTGATAATTTACAAAATACTATCATGCAAATGCTTGCGGAACGAGCGGCAGTAGACATTGAAGAACTAATCCTTAATGGTGATACATCTTCATCTGATACTTACCTTGCGCAGCTTGATGGTATTCGTAAGCAAGCCACATCTCATATCGTAGATGTAGCTGGTGAACCACTTACACGTCAAGTATTCAAACAAGGTTACAAAGCTGTTCCGCCAAAATACTTGCGAGTTCCACAAGAATTCCGTTTCTACACTTCCCCAGGTCAAGAGGTCGAGTGGAAAGACAAAGTAGCGGATCGTCAAACGAATTTAGGGGATGCAGCTGTACAAGGTGGACTTTCTTCTGCATTCGGTGTTCCAGTCAAAGGTATTGCAAACATGCAACCGTATGATGCGGACGGCACAGATTTTTCGGATATCTTACTTACTCATCCGAAAAACATCATCTTGGGCTTCTCTCGCAATATTCGTATTGAGGTTGATAAGGACATCCGTAGACGTAAATTCATCATTGTGTTGACTGCGAAGCTCGACAGCAAATTTGAGGAAGAGGATGCTGTTGCTAAGATCATCAAGGTCAAGGAGTGATCAATATGTATACAGCTGAATTGATCAAGGGAAAGACATACTCTGTGATGGGGCATGTCTTTCTTCTTAATCAAGTTAAGGAGATCGAGAAAAAGGTTTTTCAATATCTCCATGGCAATGAGTTTTTTGCTTGTAAGGAAGTAAAAGCTCCTGCTGATGATCCAAAAACGGATGATCCGGTGAAAGAGGAAGAAGAACCGGCACAAGAAGCAAAAACCTACACTGAAACTGAATTGAAGGATATGAAGAAAGATGGACAAGAAGCCGTTATTGTTGATCTTGGCGGCGATCCGTCTGAGTTCAAAAATGAAGGTGAAAGAATTGCCTTCATCCTTGAAAACCAAGAGCAACAAGAAAAAGCAGGAGAGTAAGGCTGATGCTGATCTCTCCTGAAGAAGTTAGGGCGTATAGCGTATTCGAGAGCGTGAAAAACCGCTCGGATGAACTCTTAATAAGTGACATCATTGAGGGTGAAGCTGAGGTATTTAAGATCGTAGGTCATGATTTCACAAGTGAAAAATATCAGCCACTTCCTGAAAAGGCGAAGATCGCATTGATTAAAATGGCGCAGTTCTTCGCACTGATAAACGGGGATGAATCAATCATCAAAGGGTACAAGTCTGAAAAGATTGGTGACTATTCATACACCTTGGCAGATGGTAACGCCGTTTCAAAGCCAGATGTGTATAACCTGTTGATAGATTTCATTGAACCAGGGGAACCGCCAGAAGATCCAGGCAACGTCAAATTAAGGTTGAGATCGCTATGAGCTATCAATCATTATTAACGGATCGATGCGATATATATCACTTGCAAACAGAGCAGCTGTCAAATAATCATTTTGGCGTGCCGGTTCAAGATGCACAGCCGATCTTTTCATATCCTGATGGGCCTGATCAAGTTGCGCAGCCATGTTATTTTACGGAGAAAAACCAATCCATCACACAGCAGGAGCCAAACGCAACCATTCATCAATCGTACCTTGTTCATTTTCCTATTACTGCTGATGTCCGCCTGAACGATAAAGTGGTATGGGAAGGTATTACTTTGAAACTCCAAAAGCCCAGACGGATCAAAAATCACCACATTGAGGTGGTAGCGATGAGGAGTGAAAGCCTTTGAGGATTGATGGTTTAGATCAGTTCATAGAGGATTTGAATGCAGCTGTTAATGGCGGCTTGCAAGCAGAATATGAAGAATGGTTGGAAGCGATGGGTTATGAGTTCTTGGATATTGTTCAGGATGAGGTCATTCGTACAAAAACGGTGGATGCTCGCCGTTTGCTCAACTCATTTCAAAAAGGAGACAGAGAAAACGTCTTTTCGATGAGCAGTGGCGGTCTCACCCTAGATGTAGGGACCAACTTGGAATATGCGTCGTACACAAACGATGGCCACTTTACCATTGATCCCTCCAAGAATCAGGATAGACGATGGGTTCCTGGTAGGTGGGTTGGGGACAGATTTGAATATGACCCAAATGCCGAAACAGGGATGCTCTTGAAATTTCAATGGGTTGAGGGCAGTGGCTATTGGGATAATGCAATATCCATCTTTGAACAGATGTTTGAACAATCACTTGATCGCAAGCTGCAGCAATGGATTGATCAACAATTTGGGCGGTGATGGAATGAATCAAGAAGTCGGCTCCATCATGCATTATTGTTACGAGCGATTTCCTGTGAAAGTATATGAGAATGAGATTCCTGAACAGTTCCAGGTCCCTTCAATGTACTTTCCAGCAGCATGGGTCAATACAAGAAACGATACTGTTTCAACGTTTCTCAAAACCTACACGCTGCATATTAAAGTGTTTCACAAGGATTCTGGGCAGGCTCATGATGCAGCTGAATCGATTGTGGATGCCTTGTCAGCTGATCGGAATATTATTCAGATGGTCAGTGAAGAAGGTGAACCGCTCGATCAATATGTTCGCATTAAGAGGGCAGAAACTAGGAATGGTGATCAAGGCGTGGCAACAATTGTCCTCACATGGGATAGTGCCTATTGGTACAACCGAGATGAGCAGCCAAGTCTTGACGACATAAATTTTTCAGACGGGGTGATCAAACGTGAGCAAGACTAAAAATGAATCACAGGTGAAAGAAGAAAAAGCCGCTCCGGTTCTTCCTAAAGAAGCAGCATTTTCATTTAAAGCCTTGAAAGAGCACAGCAAGGAATTGTTTGGCGTAAAGCCTGAAATCCTTGAAGGTGCTCTTTTTTATATCAAAGATCAACCAATTACAAAAACAGAAGCAAAGAAGCAGATTGATGCTTTTTTGTCTAAGGAGGTTTAAGCATGAATGGAGGTACTTTTACACCAGGTACAGAGAAAAAACGTCCTGGTATCTACTTCAATTTCAAAACCACAGCACAGCAGCGAATTACGTTAGGTGATCGCGGAACCGTTGCACTTCCGATTACGATGAGTTGGGGAGAGCCTAAGACGTTCATCTCTATCTCAGGCATCGAGGACTTAAATAAAAAAGTCGGATTAAACATCGATGACAAGTCACTGCTTCTTTTCCGAGAAGCGAAGAAAAAAGCACAAACAGTTCTTTTATATCGATTGAATGAGGGCGAACCTGCAAAGGCTCAGATCAGCGAGAATTTCAACGTTCTTGCCAATTATGGCGGACAGAAAGGTAATGAGGTCACGATCCAAGTCACTGAAAACGTATTGGATAGCAAGAAGCGTGATGTTGTGACTTATGTGGGTACAGACATTGTTGATAAGCAGGTTGTCACTGATGTCAAAGAACTGAAGCAAAACAAATATGTTTCGTTCTCTGGTGAAGGTGAAGTGACAATCACAGCTGGCGTAACACTAAGCGGCGGGAAAAACGGCGTGCCAAGCGTGGCAGATTACACAGCATTCCTAGAAGCAGCTGAAACAGAATACTTTGATGTGATCGCGCTGCCTAATGACACTAGTGAGCAATTAAAAGCGACATTTGTGGCTTTCGTCAAGCGTCTGCGTGATGACCAAGGTCGTAAAGTGCAAGGTGTTTTACCGAACTACGCAGCTGATCACGAGGGAATTATCAATGTCACAAGTGGCGTTCTGCTAGAAGATGGCACAGAGATCACGCCAGCCAAAGCAACTGCATGGGTGGCCGGTGCATCTGCAGGAGCAAACTTCAATCAGTCATTAACCTTTGTTGAATATGAAGGGGCTGTTGATACGTTAGAGCGTCTTGATAATGATCAAGTGGAATACCGTTTATCACAAGGCGAATTCTTGTTCACGTTTGATGCGCGTGATCGCACAGTGAGCGTTGAGAAGGACATCAACTCTCTGACAAGCTATACAACGGAGAAAAACAAGACATTCGGTAAAAATAAGATCATTCGTGTGCTTGATGCGATCAACAATGATTTAACATTCGAATTAAAAAATCTGATTAAATTACGCAAAGCCAACGGGAATGACATTCCGGCATCTGATGATGGGCTGCAGCTGGTGAAAACACTCATTACGCAATATCTCACGCAGCTTCAAGACGGAAGCGGCATTACAGGCTTTGATTCTGAAACAGACATTACGATCAGCTTGAATGAAGATCGTGACGGTTTCTTGATTGATCTAGCTGTTCAACCAGTTGATGCAGCTGAAAAATTCTATTTCAATGTAGAGGTGAAATAAGATGGCTTTTAAAGCGCAAAATACCATTTCAGGTAAGGAAGGACGCTTATTCCTCGATGGTGAGGAATTGGCGTTCATCAAAACGTTTGAAGCGAACGTGGAGAAAAACAAATCAGAAGTTAACGTAATGGGCCGTCGTATGACCGGTCACAAGACAACCGGTGCGAATGGTACTGGTACAGCGACTTTCTATAAAGTCACATCGCGCTTTGTACAGCTCATGCTGAACTATGTAAAGAAAGGACAAGATCCGTACTTCACCATTCAGGCAGTTTTGGATGACAAATCATCCGGCCGCGGCACAGAGCGTGTCACATTGTTTGATGTCAACTTTGATTCAGCAAAGATCGCGGGGCTTGATGTGGATTCAGAAGCACTGGAAGAAGAGGTTCCTTTCACGTTTGAGGACTTTGATCTTCCTGAAAAGCTGAAGGATAGTTTTTAATTTCAGGAAAGGCATTACGAATGACTAAAAAATATGTTATTTTTATTTCAGTCTTCGTTATGGTATAATTTTTTTAGCAAATGGGTTAAAAAAGGGTTAACTTTTAACCCAAAGCTTTTAGAAAACGTGTTTACATGCAAAGCAATTTGCATAAAATAAAAAGAAGCCAGGATGCGCTAACATCCCGGCAATGTACAATGAGGCCCTTCAAGGGGCTGGCTTATCAATTAGATAGTTTTAAGGATAGACTTTCCCTTTTACCTACCACAGCTCAAGGGGAGTCTATTTTTTGTTTATATACGTCAACAAAGCAAGGATAAACATCCCGAATAAAAGCATGAGGGAAATCGCTTGGAACGTTGACATGAGCATCACCCCCTTCCTATCGGGGATGAGCCAGACACCCTTGAGCAAGCCGTTCAATTGTACGAATTATATTATACATGAAAAGATTGGAAAGCACATTCAAAAATTGGATGTGCTTTTTTGCATTCAAAAAAACAAATCAAAGGGAGTTTTTAAACATGAGCGAAAAACAAACAAACAACGTATATGATCTTTCATTCTTTATGCCAGGACAAACAGCTGAGACAGAAGAAATCAAATCAATCATTTCAAAGCGCTTTGTTGATAAAAAGGGTGAAGTGATTCCATTCGTATTCAAAGCCATTACAACTGAACGCATCGATGAACTGGAGAAAGAAAACACGACTTATAAGAATGTTAAAGGTCGTGGACGTGTGAAAGACTTAGATTCTCAACGCTTTTATGCACGTATTGCGGTTGAATCAACCATTTACCCAGACTTCAAATCAAAAGAACTTCGTGAAGCATACAACACCCAAGATCCAGTCGAAGTGGCAAAACGTGTCCTGTCTGTCGGCGGTGAATATGCGAACTGGTTAAACAAAGCTATTGAGGTCAACGGTTTTGAAGACGAGATTGAGGACCTTGAAACAGAAGCAAAAAACTAATAAAAGACGGGAACAAAGAGGCTGTGTATCTGTATTACTGCATGCATGAGCTTCATTACTCCCCGTCTGAACTCTTAGAGGTCTATGAAGCGCCGAGGCAATTCAAGGCCTTTTTGTTTGGGTTGATAGCCCATAAATTAGAAGTGCTTGAAAAAGAATCAAAGAAAGGGGGATAAGACATGGCTCGTTTAACCGCTCGGTTTGATTTACAAGACCGGATCACGCGTAAATTGCGTTTGATCAGGGGAGATATGGAACGCCTTGATAGATTGCGCCGCAGATCAGAGCGGCCAATCACATTGAGAGTGCGGGACAATGCGACAATTGCCTTAAGACGTGTGCAGCGGTTTGTATTGCGTGATCTTGCTAGAACCTATCAGTTGACTCTTGATGTCAATGATCTGGCCACAAAGGCAATGAAAAAGATCAACGGTTTCATACAACGTAAGATGCCGCGTACTCATAGTGTGTTGATGCGTATTAAGGATCAGGCAACACCAGGGCTTGTTAGGCTTCGTCGTTACATCGATCGGAAATTCGGCAAAGTAGAGCGGTTTGCAATAACCGTACATGATCGTGCGACCGCAGGGATCAGACGTATTGCATCATATGCAGCGCGTCAGCTTGGCCGGGGCTACAGCTACACAATTAGAGCCGTTGATATGGTTCGACGAACGGTCAGCCGTATAGCGTCTTATACTCGGAACACGTTAGGGACTGAATACAGGGTGGCGATTAATGCGATTGATCGTTTTACCGCTCCAGTACGTGGGGCTGTCTCATTTGCGAATACCCATTTGGGACGGACATACACAACCACAATTAAGGTCCTTGACCTAATCACAAAGCCATTGAGAGGGATCGTGTCAGCTGTCACCAGTACACTTGGATTGCTTGGAGTCGGTGCCGGTGCAACAGGCGGTATTGTCGTGCCGCTCAAAATGGTAGCGGATCGACAGAACATGACCACGGCTTTTGAAACACTGCTCGGCAGCAGAGGGAAAGCAGATGCACGTCTGGATGAGCTGACAGCCTTTGCTGGTCAAACGCCATTTACTCGTGATGAGATTTTCGAGTCAAGTCGTGTTCTCCAAGTATTCACAGGGAACGCTCTATCCACTACAGAAGGCATGAAGCTAGTTGGGGACGTTGCCGCAGGTGTTCAACGGCCGTTCTCAGAAGTTGCGCTATGGATGGGGCGTTTATATGACGGCATTAAATCGGGGCGTCCTATCGGTGACGCAACGGCAGCGCTGCAAGAAATGGGGGCAATCTCTGGTGATGCTAGGGGTAAGCTCGAAAAACTTGCAAAGAGCGGCAAGGACATAAATAAAACGTGGCCAGAAGTCACGAAGGAATTTGGCAAATACAATGACATGATGATCAAAATGTCGGACAACTTGGCCAACTTATTCCTGGGTGTCAAATCATTCATCAACAACTCTATTTTGATGCCTTGGGGTAAAGGACTAGCAGCTGCGTTCCAACCTGCGTTAGAAGCATTTAGAACGTGGCGTGGGGAATATTCCTTTGTACTGACTGACCTTTCTAACAAAGCTGAAAAGGCTGGAAAGAAATTCGCTAACAGTTTCCTTGATCCGACGAAGAGTGTATTTGGCTTCATTGGTGATCAATTTAAAATTCTGTTTCCTGGTGAAAAGTTAACCAAAAAACAGACACAGGAACTGAAGGTCAAGTTTAAAGACAACCCTAAGCTGAAGAAGCACTTTGAACAGCTAGAAAAATACAGAAAAATGGACTTTGAAACTCGGTGGAAGCTCGTCTTAGATAATACAAAAGACGTCTTTGGCGAATGGTGGGAGAAGACTGGGAAACCAGGTCTTTTCAAAATGGCCGAGAATGTCGGGAAGACTTACGGTGGCATCATAAACGGTGTGATCAACGGTCTACTTGGTATTGATGACAAATCATCCGAGGACAGTTTTACTGATGCAGGAGCCAAAGCAGGGCGTATTTTCATAGAATCATTTTTAGAAGCCCTTGATCCAGCGCAATTGGGAATTCGTATCACCAAGAAGATCGGTGAGATCAACTTGAATGCTCTTACTGGAGAAGGATCAATTGCTGGTGCTTTGATTGCCAATGCGTTTGCGCTTGCATTCCTGGGGAAAGTGGCCACGTTGTTAAAGCCGCTCAAATCCATTCTTTCTGGAGCCTTTGCTGTCTATAAATGGGGCAAAGGTTTAAGAGGCGGGATGGGAGCAGGAACGAGCGGTGGTGTAATCGGTGGAGCTGGAGGAGCAGGGCGACCGCCGAGGAACCCACGAACTCCTGAATATCGTCAGCCTTGGATCAATAGAGGTGAGCCGGTACGACCAACACCGCCAAACCAAGGGCGTGGCGGTGGATTGTTAGGTAAAGTCGGTAAAGGTGCAAAGAGCATCGGAAAACGTATTCCTATTCTCGGTACACTGATTGCCGCAACAGAGTTAATCGGTATGAATAATGACAACAAAGGTGAAAAGATCGGTGGGTTTGCTGGAAATCTAGGTGGCGGTATTAGTGGGGCTGCACTTGGTACATTGATCGCGCCTGGAATTGGTACAGCGATCGGTGGAGTATTAGGCAGCATCTTTGGCGGCGATCTCGGTAACTGGTTCGGTAAGATGTTTGATGACGGGACCATCAAGAAGAAATGGGATGAGCTTGTAAAAGGCGCAGAAAATGCAGTCCAATGGATTAAAGAAACATGGAGCACTGTTTCCGGTTGGTTCAATGATAATGTTCTAACACCTATCACAACGTTCTTCGAAGATACATGGAACTGGATCACAGAGAAATGGAGTCAGCTTTCTTCATGGTTCAATAATAACGTGTGGATACCGATTTATAACTTTGCAGTTCCAATCATCAACTTTATAGTTGGTGTTTTTGTCGTGGGATGGGAATTGATTAGTACAGTATGGGGAGCTGCGTCAACATGGTTCATGGACAACGTATGGACTCCTTACGGTCAAATTGCGGTTGCTGCTATCACTCTTGTATGGAACAAGATCACCGAATTATGGAACTGGATACAAATCACCTGGTCCGTTTTCTCTGCATGGTTCATGACCTATGTATGGGAACCATTTGGATCAGTGGCGATTGAAGCCATTGTATGGGTGTGGACTAAGTTGACGGAATTCTGGAATTGGATTCAATTCGTATGGGGTACATTTGCAGTATGGTTTGATACCTTCGTATGGCAGCCTTTCATCAATGTTGGATTGCCAGCTATCATGTTTATTTGGAACCTGTTTAAAAGCACGTGGAACTGGATTAAAACATCATGGGTCGTGCTTGCCACTTGGTTCGATGAATATGTGTGGCAGCCATATAAAAAATACGCGGAACCGGCGATTACCTTTGTGTGGGAAAAATTTGATGAAGCATGGAAAACGATCAAGGCTATATGGAAGACAGTAAGTAGCTGGTTTGAGAAGTATGTTTTTAACCCACTAAAAGATCATGCAGAAAAGTTAACCAGCACCTGGAAAGGTCTATTTGACATTGTTGGAAATGTATTCGGTAAAATTAACGAAGTTAGTGGGAAAGTTGCTAATGTCTTTATTAAAAAAGGTGAAGAAAAGACAAAGCTGAAAAAGAAAGAGAAACCAGCAAGTAATGCCACTGGTGGATATATCACCCAGCCAACCTTATCATGGGTCGGTGAAGCAGGTAACGAATTTGTTATCCCAACTCAAAATAACCGAGGGCGCGGGAAGATGCTACTTGCTCAGGCTGCTTCTCACCTTGGAATGTCTGTTGTGCCAAACGGTGCATCACCAACCTCTCCAGCAAGCTCATCGTTTCCAATGAGACCGGCAGCTGCTTCATCAGTTTCCACTTCTGCAAGTGCATCGGTATCAATTGGAGACGCGGCCAACGCATCAAAATACGGGGAACAGTTTAGCACTGATTTTGAAAAAGGGTTAAACAGCAAAGTCGTTTCACTTGAACAGTGGAAACAAGCTAATATTAAGCAGCCATTTACTCAAATTCAGGCAGCGACTCCGCAGTATGGAGCACAAACTGTCGCCGGCTTTGCTGTAGGTCAAAACATGACACCAACTGGCACAGGTCAATTCTTAGATCAAAATGTAAGACAACCTTTCTTATCCGCTCGCCAAGAGTCACCTACATGGGGAGCTGGAATGATTGACGCATTTAATAGCGGTATGAGGTCAAAAGGAAGTGAAGTGACACAAGCGGCAAAGAACATGGCGAAGAAAGTAGAACAGGCGTTTAGAGAGGAATTAGATATTCATTCCCCTTCACGTGTCATGATGAGCCTTGGAAAATTCGCATCAATCGGTGTCGTCAAAGGTCTTGATTCGGTCGATGTGAAGAAGTTTGCTGAAAATCAGGCTGGCTCATTAATTGGTGCCTTCAGTGGTATGGGTGCTTCAGGTCTTAGTGTTCAACAATGGCTCATGGCAGCTCTGATGGCAACTGGCACATCGATGAGCTGGCTTCCAGGTCTGATGACAATCGCTCAGCACGAATCAAATGGAAATCCGAGAGCGATCAACTTATGGGATTCCAACGCCAAAAAGGGAACACCTTCTAAAGGCTTAATGCAAACCATTGGGCCAACGTTTAACTCCAATAAAGGCAAGGGCATGAATGACATTTGGAACCCAATTCATAATGCTGTTGCGGCCATTAACTACATTAAGGGCAGATATGGAACAGTCTTTAACACACCTGGATTGAGAAGTATCAGAAACGGTGGACCATATAAGGGTTATGCAAACGGTGGTCTAATCACGCAAGAACAAATCGCTAGAGTCGGTGAAGGAAACAAACGTGAATGGATTATTCCTGAAGAACGAGGCATACGTGGTCGCTACTTGTTGGCTCAAGCTGCACAGGCTTTAGGAATGGACGTATACGATCCGTCCACCGCGGCATCATCTGAACTTTCACAAGGTCAGGTGCAAACAGTAACAGCTGGCACAACGAATACACCGTCTGCTTCTGGTGGGTCAAAACAGGTCATCATTAACTTTAATGGCGATCAGCACTTCCATAATGGACAAGATGAAGACTCACTTGTTGAAAAGATCAAACGATCAATAGCTGAAGAACTAGAAGTAGAGATCAACACAGGAACGAAGGGAGTCGTGATCGATGGCTAAATCAAAATATCAATTGTGGATTTCGCAAGGTAAGGACAAATTACGATTCCCTGTTCTTCCTGAGAAATTGGAACTCAATAACAACGTGCAAAATGAATCTATCAAAGTATCTAAATTTGGAGAGCTCACATTCTTGGATGTACCAGGGGCTCGTCAAATTTCATTTACAGCCTTTTTTCCGAAGAAGTATACACCGATCGCTGAATATAAAAGCATTCCATCACCAGAGAATGCAATTGCGAAAATTGAACGAATGATGCGTTCAAAGAAGCCTGTACGCTTTATTGTCACAGGGACCAAAATCAATATGCAATGCAGCATAGAAAGCTTCAATCACAATGAAGGTACTTATGATGTAGGCGATCGTGAATTCACGCTGCAGCTGAAAGAATACAAAACCGCATCACCTAGAAAAATTAAACGGAAAGCCAAAAAGAGCAGCAAAAAACGCAGCTCAAAAGGCGCACCAAAAGTGTACACCGTTAAAAAGGGCGATACATTGTGGGATATTTCTGGCCGCTTCTATGGTGATAGTACAAAATGGCGCCGCATTTGGAATGCGAATAAAGCCGCGATGATCAAGCGTAGCAGACGCAATATTAGACAACCAGGGCATTGGATTTTTCCTGGTCAAAAATTAAAAATACCACAATAGGGGTGATCCGATTGATAGAACTCTTTGCAGTGCGAAGCGGGACCATGTATGAGCTTGTGACAGAGAGCGTCACGCTTCGTGGTCAAAGGTATCAAGCTCCCCGATCTATACAAGCAAATATCGTGACTAAACAGGGTTCACAAAAATATTACAGCATCAAAGAGGGTGACACTGTTCTTTTCAAGTGGAAGGGAAAAGAGCTTTTCAGAGGAACAGTGTTTGCAAGAACACCGAAGGACGAAAAGCTCACTTTTACCGCTTATGACATGCTTCAGTATTTGGTGAAGAACCAGGATGTATATGTCTTTGCAAACAAGCGGGCTGATCAAATAATGAAGCGACTTGGTCAAGATTTTCAGATCCCGATGACGTCAATTGCTAACACTGGCCATGTCATAAAATCACTTGTATTCAAAAATGATACGAGCCTGTATGACATCATCTTGCAGGCCTTGAGAGAAACAAAGAAACAAACAGGACGTAACTACCAGATTTATTCCTCTAAAGGGAAAATGGGGCTGAGAGCATGGCCTGATCCATCCGAAGTATGGGTCATTGAGTCAGGCGTCAATCTCATTGATTATCAGTACAGCACTTCCATTGAAGAAACGGCCACACGTGTGAAAATGAGGGCCACACGTGTGGAAAAAATCAAAGTTTTAAAGAAGGAAAAAAAGAAATCGAAGTCTACAAACAAAGATAAAGAAAAAGATAAGAAAACGACCAAACCTACGAAGCCGAAAACTGTCACGCAAAAGAAAGAGATTGAGATGTTGGCTGTGGCGAGTGATAGTGGCGCAAGAAGCAAATACGGCATCTTGCAGCACGTTGAAAGAGTGTCAGGGGAGATCAACCAAGCACAGCTGCAAAAGAGGGCTGATGTTCGTCTCTCACAGAAAAAGGGCGTGAAAAAAGAACTCAAAAGTATTCAAGCTCTAGGTATTCCTGGATTACAAAGCGGCATGCCTGTGCGGATCATCATTCCGGATATCGGTATCAAAAAAACGTACTGGATCGATCAAGATAGTCACGAATTCAAAGGAACCAAACACACCATGACGATTGATGTCGTTGAAAAGAATACGATCCCAACGGGGAACCAGACATGAAACTAAGCGAGGCAATTAAGCGATTGGCTGTCGATGCTGTGGATGCACAATCGCCAACTGACTTGATACTTGGTGATGTGGTGTCTGTTTCCCCTCTTAGTGTTCGACTCAATGAGAATGATAAACTCATCATTCCTGAAGAACTTCTTATCTGGCCAGCCCGCTTAGACGAGGGAGAAGATGATGAGCTAGAAGAAGGCGATAGTGTCATGGTCCTTGCGATGACAGGCGGCCAAACGTTTTACATCTTAGATAAAGTAGTAGGAGGTGGTTCATAATGGCTCTTTCACCTGAAGAGGAAATTGAAGATTTTGAGGAAGATGAAGATGATATTGTCGAGCCTTCTACCACCTACCGAATCGACTTTGAAACTGGCCGTCTAACCAATGAAAAGATCAATGGTCTTGATGCCATTCGCCAATTCGTCTATATGGCCTTAAGAACGGAACGATATTCACATGCCGTTTATAGCCATGATGTAGGATGTGAGGTTCAAGAAGCTGTGTCTGATGAAGAATCAACGGACGAATACAAGGAGATGGAGATCCCGCGGCTCATTGAAGAAGCACTTCTTGTTGATGAGAGAATCGAAAGTGTTCAAGATTTTGAGATCACTAAAGAGGGGGCAGCCTTTAAGGTGATATTTGAAGTGGTGACAGATGAGGGAACCTTGGAGATCGAGGAGGTGATTGGCGAAGATGTTTGAAGAACAGTCTTATGAAGCCATCATGGAACGCATGTTGGAACGTATACCTGATGACATAGATAAAAGAGAAAACAGCGTCATATGGAACGCATTGGCTCCTGCAGCTGCGGAACTTGCTCAATCTTATATATGGCTAGATCAGGTATTCGATCTTGTCTTTGCGGATACAGCGCAGGGAGAATTTTTAGATAGACGAGCTGCTGAAGTGGGGATCACTCGTAAAGCTGCCACAAGTGCTGTATGGTCCGTTGAAGTCTCACCTGAAGGTATCAGAATACCAACAGGATCAAGATTCTATATCGACAATCTGTACTTTCAATATCAATCTGACGCCACGCTGAAGTGTGAAACAACTGGTGCTGTAGGCAATGGGAATTTTGCAGAACTGCCGCTTCTATCACTTGATAACATACCAGGATTAGAGTCTGTCATATTTGAAGAATTGAAGATACCAGGGCAAGAGGAAGAAGATGATGAAGCTCTTTATGAGCGGTACTTGATGAGGGCAAGGCGGGAGGCTGTCAGCGCTAATAAAGCACATTATAAAAAGTGGGCTGAAGAAGTAGAAGGAGTTGGCAGGGCAAAGGTTTTTCCTCTTTGGAATGGTGAAGGCACAGTAAAAGTTGTCATCACAGATGGGAATTTTGATGTGGCAACGGATCTGCTCGTCAATAAGGTCCAAGAGTACATTGATCCGGTCCCAGAAGAAGGGGAAGGCCAAGCACCAATCGGGGCTATTGCCACTGTTGAAAGCGCCAAGTGGAAAGATGTTGAGGTGTCCGTATCAGTGGAGCTTAAAATGGATTATTCACTTGAAGATGCTCAACAAGAAATAGAAGGGAAGATCAAGTCTCTCCTGAAATCACTTGCTTTTGAAGAGAACGTGATAAGAATGTCGGCGATCAATGACATTTTGTATCATGCGGATAGTGTGTCAGACTATTCGGATGTCTTGATCAACGGTGAGTCCAAAAACTTGCCGCTCCAAGACATTGAAATCCCGCGTCTAGGGCAGGTGATCGTCAATGAGCAAGTATGATGATATGAAAGCCTATTTACCTTCCTATCTAACGGAGATCACAGATTTTGATGAGCTCATGAAATCCGAAGCTCCTGAGATGGAAATGCTAGATGATTCTATTTTTGATATGACTGATCAACTGTTTCCGCTCACTGCCACGTGGGGGCTTAATCGATGGGAAAGAATGCTGAAGGTGCAACGTGAATCAGGTGACTCGATTGAATTGAGAAGGGCACGTATTTTGAATCTCATGTCCAACATTCCACCGATTACTTATGCTTCTTTAGAGAGGGCAGTCAACCGCTTCCTGAAGAATCCTAGCGCAGTGGTTCGTCTTACAACTGGTCGCTATCATTTCTCTCTTCGTGTTAATTTGGATGACCTGCAGAATACCAGATACATCGTTGAAACACTGGAAAATCTCAAACCGGCTCATTTGGCTTACAAATTCACAAGCGTTCATCATACGGATGTTCATGAAATCAAAGACTATCATAACCGGCTCACACTGCGCAGCAGAGTGGGCTTTTTTGATCACATCCCGATTCTGTTAAATGGAGAGTTTTTACTTAATGGCACTTTTTATTTGAGCGGATCGCGCAATTTAACAGATATTCCAGTGCGCTTCCGGCAATCTTTAAAGCTGGCCATGAAGCTCAAAAAAGAAATGAAAGTTCTGGGACGTACAAGATATGTCTTGGTAGGAGCCAAACACGAAACGGATCAACAAGCAGCTCTCACACTTCGATCACGCTTCAATCATGTTAGGAAAGAAAAAAAGAAAATGACATTCCGCATGGCTGCTCATGTATCAAATGAGCAAAGCGGAAGTGTAATCATTAAGCAGAAATATTGGACGCTTGATGGATCAGTACCGCTAGACGGTTCAAAATATCTAGCTGCCACGTCCAAACAAATAGATTTATAAAGGAGGATCATAATGGCTGATCAATTAACCGTTACAACACTTTATGCTCGCCAACAAATGGCGAAGGCTAGAGCGGAGGGAACTAAGCTCACGAAAGTGGTTAAGATGGCTTTTGGTAATGGCGGAACGAAGGACGGGAAACCAATCTCCTTGGATGGAACAGAACAAGAATTAAAGAGTGAACTTGTTCAAAAGGACATTGATTCCTATAAATTTATGGAACCAGCCAAAATTCGCTACACATGCACCATCGCAGAAGGGGAGCTTGCTGGAGAAGTCATCAACGAATTGGCTCTAGTTGATGAAGATGGAAAGTTTACGGCCATCCGCACCATGACAGACAAGCAAAAAGATGGTGACATTGAATTCATCTTTGAGATTGATGATATTTACTAGGAAAGGAGTGCTCATCGATGGATATTAAATCTCCTAAAGTGTTTGAAACAAGCGATAAAGCTCATGCAGATCTGTTCAATGACATGGTGAAGGTATTACTTGAAAATGATCAAGGAGTCTTAGAACAACTCATTGACCATATTGGTGACACCAAGCCGCATGCATCAGAAGCAGAGAAGAAGAAATGGAATGAATCGCAGTTATATAAGATCACAGCTGATGACGGCAAATACTTGATTTCTGTTCCAGCTGATAAAAATATTTATGATGCCATTAAAGACAAAGGGACCTGTACTTTCATTGCATCCCCAGGTGTTGAGGATTCCCCTGCGCCTAGTAACGCCTATTTAAGAGGTATACAAACTGTGGGACAAAACAACATCGGAACCGGTTTTGCGGTAGACACGTCAGGTAATGCATATTACTTCTACTATAATTCTAGCCATATATCAATCACTTGGACGCAGCTGCCGTCAGTTGCCGAAAGGAATAAATGGAATAATGGTCAGTTATATAGGCTCACACCAAACGATGGAAGAATTGCAAGGGTTCCAAATGGTACCGATATATTTAAATTACCGACAGGTCCTTATATGGGAGCTCAATTGTTGAATGCTCCAGTAGAAAATGATACGAGCTTTTATTATGTTGATGTTTTTGAAACAGAGTATGAACAAAATGAAGTCATATATAAACGCATTATCGCTACAAGATCATTTGATAACATAACTTGGGTTGGCACATTCCATGCTCAAGGTTTCAAAGGGTGGGAGAGAATTACAACCAGTAAAGATGCAAAACTCGACTGGAAGTTACCGACTATCAGAAACGGATGGAAAACATATAAGTCTGAGGTCAATAATGACTATCGGGTTCGCGTTGCAAAGGATGCGATGGGAATTGTTTATGTTACCGGAGCCATCACAGGCGGTACACTTGGGGATGTTGGTGCGTTTATGTTGCCAGAAGGGTGTGAACCGCCTTTCCCTCTCTATAATGTTGGCATCGCTTCTAGTACCGGTGGTTTTAAGGGACCGCAATTTAGTAGACAGTATATCGCTACAGATGGACGTTTCTGCATACAAGACACGAGTAGTAATACTGAGTTTATTGTCGTGAATTGTATGTTTAAAGCAAAGGAGTGATTTTATGAAGCCAATATACGCCTATGATGAAAATTTTAAGTATATACCTGGTGGGGATAAAGAAATACCCGATGACGCTGAAATTCCAGAGGGGTTTACGGATGTACAACCTCAAGAAGGGTTATATATAGCGGAATATAATCCCGCAAGCAAAACATGGAGCGAGTCGGCAACCCAGGAGTACATTGATAGCTTACAAATAGAGCAACCGCCGTATGATATTGATTTACTAAAACAGCAAAATGCGGTCTTAACTAAACAATTGACTGAACTGTCAAAGGAAGCAGCTGCAGCTAAATTGCGTGAGGCACAAATGGCGAAACAATTGGCTCAACTCATGACTGAGATCCAGGAGTTGAAGGGTGGTGAAAAATCATGATCTATCCAACAGTTGCGGATATAAAGCAGTTTTGGGACTGGCAGTGTTACGGTCCTGAAGACATTGCCTTTTATGTAGAAATCGGTTGGATCAACAAAGAAGATTATCAAGAAATAACGGGAGAACAGTACGAAGCCTAGAAAGGCTTTTTATTTTGCCTTCTTTAAGGAGTGGACAAAGTGAAGGAGTAGGTGAGTATGGTGGAAATGGATTTGGCTCAATATTTGATGACACAAGGACCCTTTGCGGTTCTTTTTTGTTGGGTGCTGTTTTACGTATTAAACACAACAAAGGAAAGAGAAAACAAGCTCAATGAACAAATCGAAGCGCAAAATGATGTGTTAGCAAAGTTTAGTGAGAAGTATGATGTCGTGATCGACAAGCTTGATAAAATTGAACGGAATTTAAAATAGGAGGGAACATTTATGAAAAACTTCGACAAAGGCACGGTGATCCGTACGGTGCTTCTTTTTATTGCATTGATCAACCAAGGACTTATCATGTTTGGCAAGCCAATTTTGCCGATCAGCGAGGACCAAATGACATCTCTAGCTGATACGTTATATCTTGCTGGCTCAATGATTTTTACAATTGTCACAACCCTTGTCGCATGGTTCAAAAACAACTATGTGACCGATAAAGGTAAGCTGCAAAAAGAAGTTCTAAAACAAAAAGGATTAACAAAATAAAGAGCTGCCATGAGGTGGCTCTTTTTATATTAAATTGATCAAAGGAGACGATGAAAGTGGTAAAAATCATTAAGGATTTTATTCCAAAGAGTAACAACAACAGACCAGGAAATAGGATGAAGCCGCTATATATTACGGTTCATAACACTGCGAACACGGCAAAGGGTGCAAATGCAACAAGTCACGCAGCATTCGTCAAAAGGTCTAGTACAGATGTAAGCTGGCACTACACGGTGGATGAAAATTGTATCTATCAACATTTGCCTTTGAACGAAAACGGCTGGCATGCAGGAGATGGTCGGGGAACCGGAAACATGAAGTCGATCGGCATTGAAATTTGTGAGAACAACGACGGCAATTTTGAAAAAGCGGTTGAAAATGCTCAATGGCTCATTCGTCAGCTCATGACAGAGCAAGGCATTCCATTGGCCAACGTTGTACCGCACAAGAGATGGAGCGGCAAAGAATGCCCTCGTAAACTGCTTAATCGTTGGGACAGCTTCAAAGCGGGTATCGCAACCGCTCATACGAGTAAAAAGGCAACAGTGAAGCCTGTGAAAGCGACACCTGTCAAAAATACGTCATCCAAGCCAAAAGCGAGTAAGTCTAAAAAATCGTTTAACTTACCATCTGGGATTGTTAAAGTAACCAAGCCTTTGACAAAGGGCGCTGGAGTAAAAGCACTACAGGAAGCTCTGGCTGCTGTGTATTATTACCCCGATAAAGGAGCAAAAAACAACGGGATTGATGGCTACTATGGACCTAAAACCGCTGATGCAGTTAGACGGTTTCAACTAATGAATGGACTTTCAGCAGACGGCATTTACGGATCTAAAACGAAAGCTAAACTTGAAGCATTATTGAAGTAAGAAAATAACCTTTAAGGATGGTTGTTTTAAAACCAGAAAGAGAAGGTAAAGAATATAAAGCTGTGACAAATTTCGAGTTTTTGAATACAAAGCATGTCTCAACATGAGACATGCTTTGT